AACTGATCAACAAATTCCATAATATTCATTGCATCTTTACAAGTTTCATTTAAAAAGACATTAAGATTAAAATTGTTATTGTTAGTTGTATTGTTATTAGTATTGTGACTATTATGATGTCCGGAATTCTTGGCTAGTTCTAACATATGTTTATTCTGCTCTATCATAAGTTGCTTAAACTCTGAATTCTCTTTTAACAAATATTCTATTAATTGTTGTTGTTTTGATTGATCATTTAAGTCATCTTTACACTGAATAATACCACATTTCTTTTTATGTCTCCATAATCCGGCTCTATCTTTAAAAAAATTGTCACAGTTATTACATTCATATACTTTACTAATTTTTACTAAAGATTGGTTGTTATTTGTTGTTATACTATCGTTTTTGTGTTTTTTACTATTATTATGTAATTCTAAATTATATTTTCTACTCGTAGTATAGTTACATTTTTTACATTCAAATATATCGCTAATTTTTACTAAAGAAATGTTGTCGTCCGTTGTCATTTATATTAACAATATATAAAAATTCTAAATACTTTTTTATAATATATATATTTTTTATCATAACATGTTTTTCTAACATTTTCTCTTTTTTAGAGCATTATGGTCTAAATTCGCTTTTTCAGAAATGGCTTTTTCAAAACTCTTTTCAGGTTTTTCATTTTGGACATTTATAAATGTCCATTTTTCAAAACCTAAATTACTTTTGGAATTTATTTAACAGATTATATATATTATTCTTAAGTCTACTTAAAGACGCTTTAAGCCCATTTCAATATATTATTTATCAATGACAGTTTCCTTTGTAATATTCTTAATGATTTTATTATAGTTTTTGTTAGTTTCTTCCTCTGTTGAACCATTCATAGAATTACTAACAATCTTTAGATAACGATCGTTCTGTTTAGAGCTGGAATCGTTATACTCTGGATTAACCTTGGTCCATTCTCTAATCTGTCTCATATTTTTATGTGCTACATGTTTAATCGCATTTGTTAGCAAACTTTTATTATCATCTTCTTTTGTCCATTGATTCTTATCCTTAATATAAACAATTTCTCTTTTAGAATCAGCACAGTGAATAGGTCTGTCTGATATGTTTATTTGTTTTAGACCATTAATGAATATTTTGGAAATACCTTCCGCGTATCCTAATCTCCCTGTTTCTTCCAAATCCTTAACGCTTACTTGTAACTGATCAACAAATTCCATAATATTCATTGCGTCTTTACAAGTTTCATTTAAAAAGACATTAAGATTAAAATTGTTATTGTTAGTTGTATTATTGTTATTATTAATGTGACTATTATGATGTCCAGAATTCTTAGCTAGTTCAAACAATTGTTTATTCTGGTCTATCATAAGTTGCTTAAACTCTGAATTTTCTTTTAACAAATATTGAATAAGTTCTTTGGTTTCGGTTTCCTTTGTATCAGAGCTTGTATCAGAGATATTATTATTATTACATTTTTGTTTATGTTTCCATAAACCCTGTCTATGTTGATATTGTTTTCCACAAGAGCATACAAAGGTCTCAATTATATCGGGCTGATTTTTGGCTGATTTTTGTCCCATTTGTAACTCATTTGTAATCCTTTTATGTTTATCACTTGATAAATGAGTATCGTAGTTACTTTTTTTAGACGTTCCGTAGTCACATTTTTCACAATGAAACTTAAAAGCTGATTTTGGCTTATTCTTGTCTCCTACACTTTCCATACATTAGAATTAGATATTTATTTAAGTCTTTTTTTATTAAAAGTTACAATCACAAATTTTCCTAACATTTTGATCATTTTAGAGCATTATGGTCTAAAACCACTTTTCGTAATTTGCTTTTTCAAAACTCTTTTCAGGTTTTTCATTTTGGACATTTATAAATGTCCATTTTTCAAAACCTAAATTACTTTTGGAAATTATTTAACAGATTATATATATTATTCTTAAGTCTACTTAAAGAAAAATAATTAAAGTTCTTTCACAAGTTTTTAGCAAAGCTTATAGAAGTCCTTTTTTACAATATATATTATCATCAATTCATCTTAGTTTCTATTTTGTTTAACAAATCTTCGCTATATACCAACTTACCTGACGGCTTATAAGAATTAATGGGGGTATATTTTTTACTATTTTTGATTTGTTGTATAGATCCTGGTTGTTCTGATTGTCCTCCTCCAATATCATCTTCTCCATCTTCTCCTTTTTCTTGTTCTATTATTTTACCATATTCATTTACTTGCACACCTGTCTTCTTTTTAATCTCCGTCCTAACATATGACGGAACCCAATGGTCCCAACAAATAAATAATGTGTTTGGATGAAAGTATCTCACATTAAAGCCATTCTCTTGCAGTGTATTGGATAAATATGCTATACATCCTGCTTGGTCATACTTTGGAATACCTATTATTATTTCTGGAACAACAAACCAACAAAATTTTTCATGTATATTTTGTTTTGCCGTTGTTTTTATTCTTACATGGATGCGGTTTAATATTTTTTTAAATAATTCTAACTTATTTTGGTCTACTTGACGTTTTTTTTCGTATAAATCATCAATATTTATTTTTTCAGAGAATTCTGTAAAGTTTTCTAATGTAAAAATATTGGCCATTTAAATCAATACAAGAAAATAAATTTAAATATTAAATTTATTATTAAGTATGACTATAAAACATTTAGTTATTAGTGGCGGAGGCCCATTAGGATTTAGATACTTAGGATCTCTTGAAAAATTAGAACAAGAAGGGTTTTGGAATGTTAGTAACATCGAATCTATTTATGGCACATCCGTTGGTTCCATTATTGGTGCTTTTATATGTTTAAAATACGACTGGGAAACTTTAAACAAATATATTATTGAACGACCATGGCACGATGCGTTTAAGGTTAATCCTAAACAGATTTTTGATTCTTATTATAATAAAGGACTATTTGACAAAAAACTGGCTGAAATCATGTTTAAACCATTGCTAGAAGCAAAGGATTTAAGCTTAAATATCACATTAAAAGAATTTTACGAATTTTCCAAAATTGATCTACATATTTTCACATTTGAGCTACATAAATTCCAAACTATTGAATTATCACATTTAACAAACCCCGATCTAAGTTTATTGCAAGCATTAACAATGTCTTCTTCTTTACCTGGAATATTTATGCCAACTATTATTGACAACTGTTGCTATATTGATGGCGGAATAATGTGTAACTATCCCTTAACTCAGTGCCTAAGAGATCATGCTTTAAAAGACGAAATATTAGGCATTAAAATCTCGTTTAACAAAGAAACCGAAAACTTTGCTAATGTAGAAGTAACCGCGGAATCATCCTTATTAGAATATGTTATGTGTATGTCCATAAATTCAATGAATTATATAAGAGACAGTGTTAAAATGGATAATATTGACAATACGGTGCGTTGCTATGTAAATAAAAATCCATTAACCTTGGATTCATTACAAGAGTCAATAAGGAGCCAAGAGTTACGAAAAAATTTGATCAAAATGGGAGAAGAAGACGCGTTGGAGTTTTTATTGAAGAAAAAAGAAAAAAATTTCTTAGAGAACAGTATGTAAAAATTGCTCCATGGTTGATTTGGTTGGTTTAGCATCATATTCAACCACTTGATTATCTTTAATCAATTTAATGGTAGGATATCCTTCAATATTATACTTATCCATTAGTTGACTAACTTCATCCGACTCGGTAGTGCAATTATATTCCATAAAATTAATTGTATATCCATTAATAGATTTGCCGTCATATTCCGACTTTAAAGATTCCCATTCCGGTTTCGCGGTTTTGCAATGAGGACACCAATCAACATAAAAAAGCATTAGTGTAGCGGTTTTATTTGAATTTTGATCTTTTGGGATATTTTCTCTATTTGCCTTAAATGCCGTTTTGGTATCGGCATAGTGTTTATAGGTATAATAAGCAAAAATTATTAATATAATAGCAACAACGACCATACCAATAGTTTTAAAATTCATTAGCCCACTAGCTCGTTGCATTATAGAAGGAGGTCCTCCAATTACATTCGGATTATTAAAGTTCATTATATATATTAAATAATAATAAATTACATTAGCGTTTATAACGAATAACGAATAACGAATATATTTATTATTGTTTCTAAATAATCAATAATAAATGTTAAAATATTTTTCTTATGACTGAAAGCAATAGAACTAACAAAAACAAGGAAAATATATAACTACAAATAATATTAGTCTTAAGTTCATCCCAATTGCCAGACAGCAAAGACATATTAAAATTCTTTGAGAATTTGTTAGTTTGGCTTGTATTATAATATATAGTATATCCTAAAAGCGTAATAATAATGACTTTTCCAAAAATAGAAGATAACATAAAGGAATTAAGAGGTGTCATCATAAATAAAATAATAAGAAATATGGATATACCTAAACACATACATACATTTTTAGTTGATTTGGCATATTCGATAATTGGTGTATTTTGTAAAGAAGTCATTAAAATATCTTTATATTTTATTTTTTATACTTATATATAAATGACAAAGACCCATAAAAATAGGAAATCAAATAACAAAACAAAGAAACAAAGAGTATTTAAAAAGGGAGATTTCTATTCGGGCGACGGATTTTTAACAACAGTATGGGGCCCGCTTATATGGACAGCATTACATACAATAAGTTTTAATTACCCAGTAAATCCTAGTTTAGAACAAAAGAAACAATATAGGGATTTTGTGATTTCGTTACAAAATGTATTGCCGTGTGCTGCGTGTCGTAAAAATTTAAGAACAAATTTTAAACATTTACCATTAACAATGGATAACATGGAATCTAGAGACACATTTTCGCGTTATATATTTAATTTACACGAATTAGTTAATAAAATGCTTAAAAAGAAGTCCAATTTAACATATTGTGATGTCCGAGAACAATATGAACATTTCAGGTCTAGATGTATAGACACGCAACCAAAACTGTACGCATATTCCGAGATAAAAAGTCAAATAAATAAAAAGGGCAAAGAAAAAGGTTGTACCGAACCGTTATATGGGAAGAAAGCTCGTTGTATAATAAATATAGTTCCACAGGATAACAAGGGTCAAGGCATTCAAATTGACAAAAAATGTATGAAACATAGGGAATAGTAATAAAATATAAAGTTAAAACTAAATTTTAAAATTTGTAAGCATGGTCATGTATTAAATTTAGTTTTTCATATACAGCTCCTTCATTTATTTCTAATGATAAGAACATACCGGTTAATGCTTCTATCATATGTCCTGGATTAAAATGGTGACCATCATCGCATATATATTCATTATTAATACAATCTTTAAAATAATCCATTAACCAAGACATCATTTTTTCATACATTTTTTTAGGAATTAAAAAAGTATTACAAATAATCATTTTATTTGCAATCAAATTTTCAGTTGTATAATTTTTATTAAAAAAATTGTTATAACTTTTTAATCCTGCCGAAATATTATGATAATCTTTAATAATTGTGGTTTGACCACCCAAAAACGCCCATTGAAAAAAATCTAAATAGAATATAGTATTTATATTGTCTAAAAGTTTAGACTCAATATTTTTAAAAAATAATTCTGAAAAAATCATATCATATTGACAAAATCCAATATAATCATATTTATTATATAAATTATTTTTATAAACATGATATATACAAGTTCCTTCATTATAATTTTTTTTTTGTAATATGGGATAATAATATTGTAGTTCGTATTCATAAATTATATTATGCTTTATTTCTAAATCTTTATCTTTAACGCCGTAAAAAGTTAAGTATTGTTTATTTTCTATTGAACTTATTTTATAAATATCAGGAAATATTTTTTTATGAAAACAAACAAAAAATTGTATATTCATTTATATTATGTATAAATTATTGTATTTAGGTTATTTTAATGTTAAATATAATAAAATAATCAAATAATCAAACTGTAATCAAACAGTAATTGGGGCGTTTAGGTATCCCACATTTACATTCCAAATGATGAAAAATCACTTAATACTGGGACTGGCATAAAATCTTGATTAAACGCTTTGTATGTAGGGACTTTTTTACATTCATATGGGGATTCTTGACACCTCATACAGGCTGGACAAGGCGGACACTTTTCAACATCCGTGCTATCTGAAGATTGAACAATCGGATTTGGACACGCGGGGCACACAGGAGGAATGACTTGAGACTTCAAGATATACAAATCTTCTTCGCCAGCTGGAATTTGCGATCTAGAAACCCCTTGCGGCAAAGAATTATAGTAAGCGGAGGAATCATAAGACGCATATGTATTGCCGCCAGGACCCGTTACAGTTGTTGCTTGGCCGCCATTAGGACCATAATAAGTTGTCTCATTAACATCGGTTCCGGTTGTATTATTATTAGAATCATACTGGTTAATAGTGTCGTCTTGGCTATTATATGTATACGCATTGTCTCCAGTATATACTAGCTTAGAACCATTAGGACCAGTTATTTCTACTGCTTGATTGCCATTGCTATCAGTAATCATTTTTGCGGAACCACCGTTTTTGCCTGTATACGTTGAAGCAGTACTACCATTAGAATCAATATAATAAATATCAGTAGTTCCATTTTTGTTAGTTATCACTATAGTATTATTGTTATCTGTTTTAATTACACGAGCAGTTCCGCCGTCAGGACCATAAAAGGTGGTTGGATATGACGACCCGTTATAATGATTATAGTTATCATAATTAGTAGTAGTAGTACTTGTATTAGCGGATGTCCCATTTTGTGTAGTAGCAGTTGAGTTTCCATTATTGGAATTGTTTGTTAAAGTTAAAACAATATTTCCGCTACTGTCTTTTACTTGGACAGCAGTTCCATTTGTTCCTTGTTTTACAGTAGCAGTAGAGCCATTAGGACCAGTATACATATCCGAATTAGTGTTTAAATATGTAGTGCTTGTTCCGTCACTGGTTGTAACAACTAAACTGTTGTTACCAGTGGAATCGGTTTGGAGTTGAGCAGAAGCACCGTTAGGCCCATAATATGTTTGACCATTTTCCATACCTTCTTTGCCACAGTTACCTCCTAAAAAGGAACATAAAATTAATGCTAATAATAAAATTACAAAAAGTATTAATAATTCGCCTTTCATTGTATAATTTATATAGTGAAAAAAATTGATTCAGTTAAATAATTATTATCTTATAATAATTATATAAAGCAAATATGTCTGAAAAGAAAAACAATGACTGGATCAGTGCTGTAATTGTCGACGATTCTGAAGACGAAGAATTAAAAGAGATTATACCTGTCTCTAAAAAGAAAACTGTTACAAAAAATCCAATTATTCCTGAAGAAATAATAAAAGAAAAAATAATAAGAAAAAGAATAGTTCAACCACCATTAAAAACGTATTTTGATGAAGATGTAAGCATAATAGAATGCGGTATAGATGAAGCTGGGCGAGGACCTATGTTTGGTAGAGTATATGCTGGACTGGTAGTTTTACCTAAAGATGATAGTTTTGACCATTTTCAAATGAAAGACAGTAAAAAATTTCATAGTAAAAATAAAAAGAAAATAGAACAAGTTGCTGAATATATAAAAGAAAATGCTATTGCTTGGGCTGTAGAATATGAAGACGAACAAACTATCGACGAAATTAACATTTTACAGGCAACACAGTCGGCAATGCATAAATGTATAAAAACCGTTTTAACAAAAATAGCTTTAACAAAAATATCTGATGTACACCTAGAAAATATATTATTGTTAGTTGATGGCAATTATTTTAAACCTTATACGGTTTTAAATAAAACAAAAACGAAAATGGAGACTATTAGATATCAAATGATTGAAGGTGGTGATAATAAATATACAGCTATTGCGGCAGCATCAATATTAGCAAAGGTATCAAGAGATACATATATTAACGATTTATGTGCTTTAAATCCTGAACTAATAGAACATTATGGAATTGATTCGAATAAGGGATATGGTTCTAAAAAACATATGGACGGAATTAAACAACACGGAATTACTAAATGGCATAGAAAAACTTTTGGAATATGTAAAGAATTTTCTTAACTATGATAATTGATAAATACAAATAAGACATGTTTTACATAATAATTTTTTATCTAATTATATAAATGACAAAAATAAAAATAAAAATACTTGTACTTGATACTGAAACAACTGGGTTACCGCCAAAAATGCCAGGTTCAAACTGGAATGAACGGCATACTTTTGATAATAGTTTATTGAAACCTGAAGGTGTTGAAACTTCATGGAAACCAATGTTAGATAAATGGCCTTCTATTATTCAATTAAGTTATATTTTATATGATACCGAAAGCCCTGAAAGTGCTAAAATATTTAATAAATATATAGATATACCTGATAATATAGTTATTTCAAAAGGCAGTCTAAATGTTCATCATATTACACGAGAAAAAATAGCTAGTGCTCCTTCTGAAAATAGAGCGACAATCCAAGAAGCATTAAACGAATTTTTAGACGACGTTAAATTAGCTGACATTGTTGTTGGGCATAATGTTCAATTTGACAGGAAAATGATTGTAGCAGAACTATTACGTTTATCTGCCGAAGCTAATTTACCACAAATACAAGATATGATGGTTGATTCAAACTTTGAATGCACAATGATACAAACTACCCCGATTTGTGCTTTGCCATATAAGCAAAACTATACAGATAATAAAACCGGTGAAGCTAAATTTTTTTATAAAATAAAAAGCCCCAAATTATCAGAAGCATATACTCATTTTTTTAAGTATGCTCCAACCGGAGAGTCACTGCACGATGCTTTAGTTGATGTAGTTGTATGTTTAAGAATTTTCTGTAGTTATAAATATAATTTAGATGTATGTGGGACAAATCCTATTATAACAGATTATATTAAACAAATTTCTCCAGAAGGATATCAATGTCCTGATAAACTACCCGCAGTAGTAGGCGGATCTAAAAGAAGAGGTAGATCTAAAAGAAGCAGAAGATCTAAAAGAAGCAGAAGATCTAAAAAAAGAGGTAGATCTAAAAAACGTTACTTACATCCCAATCATTAATATTAGCAGGTACTGTTGTATTCGGTATTTGTTTGAGGTATTTGGTGACTAATCCCTTAATATTGCGATTAGTTATAACAATAGACATATATATATATCTAATATCTTTAACGGACACAACTGTGCGAACTTAAATCTTCACATGTGTATAAGAACAATTGTTTTTGTGATGAACCCAATCTATTTCTTGACAATCTTTACAACAATATCTCACTTGAAGACAGGCGCATTTAAATTTAGCGTGTTCAGCAAAATCACAGAATATATTTTTACAAGTTTTGCTCAATTGAATGGTCAATAATCCATTATAATTGTCTTTTTTAATAATTTCTTTAGAAATAAGATATAACACATATGAACCCCAAATAGTTTTAAATTCTGCTACAGAAGAAATCTCATCAATTAATTCAACTGTTTTCTCCAATACAGTATATGTAATAGAGTAATTTTTTGTTTTATTCACAGTATTATTTAATGTGTCCTCCATTTTAATAAGCAATTGGTTCATTATTGTATTGTCATTTTTCTCTTTATTTAATTCCATTAACATAGAGTATACGGAAGCAAACTCTGCTTGTGTATACTCAATATGAGTGCCGTTGAAGAAAATCATTTTCATTTTGAATTATGTTATATTAGATAAGATAATATAAGATAACTAACAAAAATAAATTTCAATTTTTTATAACGATCTAATAATAGAACTAAAATAAATTAATTTCTAAGCAGAACACATGTCACATATTTCTTTTTCTCCTATTTCTTTTTCTCCTAATTCTTTTTCTCCAAATTCTTTTTCTCCAAATTCTTTTTCTCCAAATTCTTTTTCTCCAAATTCTTTTTCTCCAATTTCTTTTATATCTGGCTCAATGGTGAATTGTTGAGCCTGATGTTTTGCCTTTCGTCTCAAATAATAAATACCAGTTTTCAGACCTTTTTCCCAAGCATAAAAGTGCATAGATGTTAGTTTACTATATACTGGTTCCTCCATCCATAAATTTAGACTTTGACTTTGACAAATATAAGCACCTCTATCCGCAGACATATCGATTAAATGTTTCATTGGAATTTCCCAAACGATCTTATATTTATTTCGCATATGTTCAGATAATACGGTTAGTTGTTGAACTGAACCTTTATTAGCAATAATATTATTTTTAATTTGTTCATTCCATAAACCTAGGTCTATCAATTCCTTCATTAAATATTTGTTTATAACTACAAATTCTCCAGCTAATGTTCTTCGAGAATATAAATTACTAGTTAAAGGTTCAAAACATTCGTTAAATCCTAAAATCTGGGATGTAGACGCAGTAGGCATAGGAGCAACTAACAACGAATTTCGGAGTCCATAATTTATTATCGATTGTTTCAGTTTAGCCCAATCATAACGATCGGAAGGAGTAACCGACCACATATCAAATTGAAGAATACCTTTAGATGCTGGCGACCCATTAAACGAACTGTAAGCGCAGAAACAAGGTTCCTCGTTTCTATATAGTCCGATTTCATATTCATTAAATATGTCATATGTATTTGTCTTATTATTATTCTGTAATTTAACTATCCTATCATAAACAAGTTCATTGCTTTTTTCCAAAGATGCGTGATAAATAGTTTCAAAAATTAATTTATTCACTTCTCTAGCTTCGTCTGAATGAAATGGGATATTCATAAGAATAAACGCATCTGCTAGACCTTGAACACCAATACCAATAGGTCTATGTTTTAGATTACTTCTCTTGGTTTTTTCAGTTGGGTAAAAGTTAATATCGATAACCCGATTCAGGTTGTTAGTTACTACCTTTGTAACTTTATGAAGCTTATCATAATCGAATGTTTTATTTATAAGATTTATAAACGAAGGCAAAGCAATAGAAGCTAAATTACAAACGGCGCTCTCGGTATTGTCTGAGTATTGTAAAATTTCGGTACAAAGGTTAGATGATTTAATAGTCCCGAGATTCTGTTGATTTGATTTTTTGTTTGCGGCATCTTTATAAAGCAAATATGGTGTTCCTGTTTCCATCTGAGCATCTAAAATGGATAACCATAAATCCCTGGCATTAATTGTCTTTCTAGCCTTACCCTCCTGTTCATATTTTTCATAAAGATTATTAAAATCAGAACCATATACATCAATTAAGCCAGGACATTCGTTGGGGCAAAATAGCGACCACTTTCCATTATTTTCTTTGACTCTTTCCATAAACAAATCGGGTATCCATAGAGCATAAAATAAGTCTCGTCCCTTTAACTCTTCATCTCCATGATTTTTACGCATTTCTAAAAAGTCAAAAATATCGGCGTGCCAAGGTTCCAAATAAATAGCAAAGGAACCATTCCTTTTCCCTGATTGATTTACATAGCGAGCAGTATTATTAAATACTCGCAACATTGGTACTAAACCATCTGTTATACCATTAGTTCCTTGAATGTGACTGCCTTTAGCTCTAATATTATGAACATGTAGACCAATTCCACCGGAGTATTTAGAAATCTTAGCACAATCCTTCAATGTATTAAAAATACCATCAATGCTATCTTCTTCCATTGCTAATAAATAACAGGAACTCATTTGCGACCTTACAGTTCCGGCATTAAATAATGTAGGCGTTGCGTGAGTAAAGAATTTCTGCGACATTAAATCATATGTTTCTTTGATTAATTCTAGAGAGTTATCGTTCATTAAATCGCCATGAATTCCGACAGAAACGCGCATCCACATATGTTGAGGTCTTTCAACTATTTTATTTCCTATTTTAAACAAATATGATCTTTCTAGCGTCTTAAACCCAAAATAGTCAATTAGATAATCTCTATTTTGATCAATCATTTGATTTAATTCAGACGAATATTTACAAACAAAGTTATATAAATCATCAGATAACAAAGGATTGTGATTACAATGAATATCTTTAAAGTTGTATAGTTGAGACACAATATTTGAAAAATCGGAATCCGTATTTTTTTGATGATTAGAAACAATAATGCGTCCTGCAAGAGTTCCGTAATCTGGATGTAATGTAGACAGCGCGGCACATTGTTCAGCAGCCAATTCGTCAATCTTAGTAGTGGATATTTTATCATATAATTGATTAATAACTTTCATAACTAATTGTTGATAATTTATATGAATGTCTGCTTCCAGTCCTAATTTTTTAATTCTTGCGAGAATCTTATCAAACGCGATTTCTTCTAATTCGCCATTTCTTTTTGTAACTCGCATATCATTCGATTCCATCATATAATAAAGTATGTTGGGTTAATTTTAAGTTAGTTTAATAAATATGTTATACTTTGGACATTTCACACATTAGGAAAACGCCTATTTTATATAATCGATAGTAATATCATTTTCACTAAAATTTGTATTTGAATTAATAAAACTAGGCGGTTGTTGAGTCATTGTAATCCATAATTTTTTATTTTGTTTGATATTTGTAATATAACTATCATTTAATTTAATGGTGTATTTACTACCAAAACCTTCAAAATATGCTGAATTATTTGTTTCATCAAAAAATAAATCGTATCTAACAGAATCATAAATACTTACACTTCCGTAACCGATAAACATAATATATATATATTGTTTTTTATATTTATATAGTTTTTTATAATAAATATATTCGGCATTAAAAATGTCCAAATGTATAAAACAAATTATATCGCGGTATATTATATTATGTCAAAAACTTTTTTAAACAGTTTTATATTTTTAATAATAATAATAGCTGCGGCCCTATATTTAGGTCCTTTAATAGAAGGGTTTAAGGTAGAAGGAATTAATATAGAAGGAATTAATACAGAAGGTAAATATCCGTTATCGGTAGATCAAGCTATATTAAATGATTATCCTCTTATTAAAAAAAACGAAGTTTCCAATGCTAGTGCTAGCACAATGTGGTGGCATTATCCTATATTTACAGAACCATCATTTAAACAGATAACTAACAACTTACGTTACAGAAATAATCCGGATGACGGAACGTGTTCTAGGCCAGAATTTTGCGGAGCATTGTATCATAGTATAAAAAATAAATCAAATGAAATTAACGTGTTACCTCCGGCAGAAGAGAGCCCTGGCGCAAGAGTCGGGTATTTTAGAACCGAGCCAAACCAATTATATTATTCTATTCCTACCAATGAAAATATTTTATACTAAATTTGTTATACTTAATTGGTTACAATATCTTTTATATCGATATCTATTATTGTAATATCTTTTAATTCATCATCTTGTTTAATAACAGTTATTTTTCCAGTTACCTTATTGAATTGTAGCAAACATTTATTATCGTTGGGTTTAACATTAATATCAATTATATTGTCTTTTTTTTGTCTGCGATTAGGAGCTCTGTGTTCATAACCACTGACTCTTTCCTTTTCAACTATTGACCAAAGTTTTTCTAGATCATGAACGTTATCTTTAAACCATTGTCTATTTCTACAAACCAAAACACAGCTAACATATTCTAGTTTCCAAAATATAGTCTTCATGTATGTATATTTAAATTCCGGATTAAATTGATAATAGTCAACGTTGCTGTCTCGCCACTCAGATATATCGTCTGGATGAATAAGGTCTAATGGTTTGTATAGGTAAAATGGTTTTCCCTCTTTTGTATGAAAGTAAATAATTTGACCCTTCATTTTATTATCCTTTGACAAACACGGATTTAATATTTCTAGCCCATTTTCGTCTTCAAAATATTCAGCCAATGTATCAAACATATATGAACTATAATCAGGATATTCTGTAAATTTGGTTTCTAAAAAGTCGCATTCGTCAAGACCACACACTTCCATTTGAAGCTGCATTTGAATCCAATACTCTTTCTTTGGAATTCCATCAATTTCGCGATTAACAATATTTTTAATTTCCAACATACGCCCATATCGTTTAGACTCTAGATCAACATTGATGCCATCTGGTGATGCTCCTAGAAACATATAGGTTTCGTGTTGTATACAACCAAAATCTTCTATTTTTGTACCATATGTGTATTCATAAAATTTAACTGATAATGGTTCGTATTTTTGTCCCCAGTGAAGAGTCCCGTTTGTATTTACCATAACAACATCTTTAATAGACACGTCTTTAATAGTAACTTCTTTAATAGACACGTCTTTAATATCTTCCCCTGTAATATCGTCATCCCCATCAATATACAAACTCTGATTTAATGGTTGACATTTTTCATATATTAGTTGATTTTGAGTTGCTAAATTTTCAAATGCTTTATATGCGTTTGAAGCTGTTATTAAATTATGGCGAAACTCATACCACTCTTTTGTTCTTTGAACTGGCTGAGGTTTATTTCTTAAAATATTTATTTGTTTTTTAATAAATTCGTATTCCGGTTCCTCCAAAATAATAGTATCTGGATAAGATCTAGGTGGTATTTGTTCTTTGAATACATATGTTTTTGCATGTTCAATAATTTCTTCCATTTCCTCTTCAGCATCTTCAGTATAAAATATATCACAATCAAAATGGCAATGCATTAACTCTTGAATATTTTCATCAAATGTTTCATTAAAATCTGGTTCCGAAATTAGTTTTGGATTATCCTTCATAAATTCATCCATTAGATAAATACATGTTTGGTATATTTCTAATGCTTCTTCGTCGTTAAAGAATTTTGGGTCTTCCTCTGGAACAATTAGGTCTGTTATATCTATTAATTCATTCGTATATATTAATCCATTCATTTCAAATTCAATATTTATTAATCCATTCATTTCAATATTTATTGATTCATCCATTATAGTATATAAAATATAGGATTGTTTTTATATCTATTATTAATTCAATTTTAATTAAATATATTTAATTAATTAAAATTAAGATTAAGATTCTTCACAATCAGAATCATTTTCTTTAATATTTTTAGCAGTTCCTTGTTTTTTCTTAGGAGCAAGCCCTCTCAAGGTAGAAACCCTCTTATCGACATTTTTTAATGTAAAATGGTTTGTTGGTTTATTGAAATGTAACGCAGGCACATCTTTAATTTCCCCAGTATCTTTATTATAATTAACATCTTTGACTCTGTGTAACTTTTTTTTATCCAAACAATCTTTAAAAAAAGAATTTAATTCTTGATGTTCGTCTTCAGATAAATTATTAACATTTTTATAATTTTCAGCAAATAATGCTAATTTTTTAATTTTAGCAGTTTTATCTAATTTGCTCCAAGGCTCATTGGAATTGGTTATTTTTTCATTTTCAAGAAATTTATCTAAATTAGCAAGATTAGTTGATGATTTAGTTTCTGGCCACGGAACCCCGTTTAATATCATAGATTTATATTTTAATGTTTTTAATTCATTACAATCACTTTGTAGAGCACTGTTGTTCATTTATAGTATTATATGGTAAATAGATTTTAACTCCATTTTTTATAGTATATTGAAACATTATTATTATATTTAATTTCTATATTGATTTTTATATTAAATATTTTTGTTACTATAACATAATGAGTAATATTGAAAAAATCAATATAGGAGAAGATGATATAAATCAAAACAATATTAAAGAACAAAACAATATTAAAAAAATAGTAATTATTGACGAACCATTAAAAAATAAAAATAAAAATATAAAAAGAATAAATTGTGAAAAGGAAACAAAACTAAGAGTTGAAACTAAAACTTGGGGTCTAAATGAAGACGAATTGTCTTATCAAACTCAACTACATATTATACACAATTTGTTAGATACTACATTAGAAAAAGATAAATATGTTGCAATGTTTTTAGCACATATTAAAAATAAAATATGTGGATATAAACAACAGGATATTCTTAAGAAAAAATTAAATGAACAACGACTAGTTAAATTCAAAGAAGTAGTTGAACTGTTAACCAACTGCGAAATGAAATGTCATTATTGTTCCGAACAAATGTTTATTTTATATGAAAAAGTTCGTGAAAAAAAACAATGGACGCTTGATAGAATTAATAATGATATAGGACATAATAATGGTAATTTAGTTGTCGCCTGTTTAGAATGTAATTTAAAAAGAAGAAGAACTAACAAAGACGCATTTATGTTTACTAAAAATATGGTGATTGTTAGAGAAGGTCTAATATAAAAAATAAATTTTATAATTAAAATACAAATACAATTATGCCTCTTCTTCTTCTTCTTCTTCATCAAATATCGCAACCAATTCTTCTTCGGGAAATTCTTCAAATTTTGTACCATCCCATCTTATATTTTTAGAGTTAAACAATTTATTCATATTAATAACTTCTGGTTTATCTTCTGATTGAAATCTAGTAAATAATGTAATTATTTGAGTATCGTCTCTGAAACGCGCACTGTATTCCTGTTGGATATTATTACGCCCAATTCTTCCTAATGCTTGAATAATTTTTTCTTGAGTTAATCCAAGATCTTTGCTTAAATATCCGTGACAGAATTGATAGTTAGTTCCATAAATATAATCACTATCGGCAATAATTAGATATAACTTTTGTTGATCTGCTAGTTTTTTCATAATCTCTGTATACGCAATGCTTTTATGTTCCGTGAAAACTCCAATTCCTAATAGAAGCAATATTTTCCAACTATCGTCGACATCCTTGAGCAACATTATAGAAATAATAATGTCTTCGTCAACATCGCTTGTAAAAGCATTATCTGTATTTAAACCTTGACTCCATTTAGATAAGTGAGTTAATCTATTAGGAATAAACATATCATCTAAGGATGCGTTTTTTGCCATAGTTTTAAGTGTAGCAATTTCTTCTCGCAATTTAACCAAATTTCCATCAGATGATTTTTCAATAACTTTATTAGCGATCGTTGCCTTACGTTTTCCTTCCTTTTTGCCTTGTAACTTTTTAGCTTCTTTAGAATTATCTGAAGACCCCCCACCCATCTTGGAAGCCAATTTAGTTTCTTCAAATTCCAACTCTTTTTCAATTTCATCAATTCTTGTATTAAGTTGATTGTTATATTCGATTTTTTCCATAATGTCCTTCATCACAATAGCAGGAATATTTGCTTGCTGAATACAAAATTTTGCTATTTTTTGTAGATCATTCGCAAGAAAGATTGTAGGTCCATCGGTCAATGTATAAGAATCTTTTGTGGTAACATAAACGCCACAGCTTCCTGGAGGATCTGTATTTGTATTTGTATTTGTATTTGTATTAATAATTTGAACACTACTCATTTTGCTAATTGGTTCTCCTGATTTTGTAGCACTAGCGCTATAATTCGTACTAGCAGCACTAGTCGTTCTGGTAATTGTATTTCCCTTTGTATCTATAGTATTATTTTGTTTAATTCTCTTTGTTCGAGACAATTTGAAGTAATTATATACTATAGTCCAAGAACTATTAATAATATTTTTTAACATCTTAAGATAATAAAGCTTAATACTTTTCATATCAATATCATCTACTGACGCAAAGTTTCTCTCGAATTTGGAGGATCCTTTATTATGATTATTGGTTTCAACATAATGAATGAATTCGGACGCTTCTTTCAAATCAAAATATCTCAATAAGGTCAAATTTTCTTCGCAGTGAGTTACTACTTGTAAAACCTGATTATAATCATCGTACAAATAATGAGGCATAACAACATACCCATTATTATCAAAGAGAGGTATAGTTTTACGACAATCGTGACTTACAATATTATTAATAACCGAATTAGAGAATTTTTCTTGGAAGTCAGCAACAGTGTGAGTAAGTTCGTGTAACTTTGGTAACGTAGAAGAAGATAGTACAACATTTGGAATAATATTATCTTTCCAGTTTTTTCTGATGACTTTATGTAAATCGTGATTTTCGTAATCCATTGTAATAGTAGGTTCATCCCAATAGGTAATAATATCAGAAGCATTATTGAATGAAAGCATATAATACATTGATGATAAGTAAGATCTAATGTCACAAATAATGATTTCTACCTTTTCTCCAACAGTATTATCTACTTTTCTAATGTGACCGCTACGTCTGTCTTTGGTATATTCTTTTGCGGCAAAGTAATGTAATCTTACATCTTCGGCAGCAGAACATCCAAACGCAAAAGCTATTTTTTTACCAATCGAAATCGCTGATCTTGCTAAGGCTAATCCAACGTGTCTAGCGGCACATACAAATATAATTTTGTATTTTTCAGATAAGCCTAATGGAGTCAACGTTTTTCCAGTTCCTGTTGGAGCAATATAAAGAATTAATTTAGGATTTGGGCTTCTTACAGCATTATAAATTTCTTTTTGATGTTCGTATAATACTAAATCACTGAATTTTAATAGATTTGAATTTTTTTCAATAAATTCAACCGAATGTTGTGTAATATATAACAAATCGATATCGGTTTCAAAATTACTGATAAATACATTGATAATTTCCTTCAAATAATTATTTAATTTGTCAATATTGTTTTTCATTAGTTTGCTAAGAGTATAATAATAATACATCCATTTTTTATCATTTACCTTTTTTAAATTAAGCATTTTTTCTAGATTGCTATAAAGAATAAACTCATATATATGTGTGTCTTCGTTTTTAATGATTTCGCTATCAAGGCGCGAAAGACGAATTTGGTCGCCACTTTTAAGACGAACAATAGAAGATACGTCAATATAATGAATTTGTTGAGTTAACGAATCGTCAGCAGTAGAATTACGCTTTGTAATCGGATTAGGTCCAAACCGAATAAACGTAATGTTATTATTGCGAACCATATCTTTTATTTTGTCAGCAAAGAATTTAACATACATAAATTCTTCAATTTGTGTATTATATTCTATCTTTAGAAACGTAAAGATAGAATCCGTTTTATTAATCTTCAAATGAACATTTGAAAATCCACTTGTTATTAATTGTAAAATTTCATTTTCGGCTTTAGAAACAGGAATTTCGATAGATTCCCATTCAGACTTAGATAGCTTTCTTTGTTTAAGATCCATTGTTGTAATATATGCGTATTTCTTTAAGTTGTTTTTATAATTCAATTTTATTTTTAAATAAAATTGAATTATAAAAACAAGATAAAAGTGTCTATATATATTATTATATTATGTCAAACTACAAGATTATCTCAATTGAAGGAAATATTGGTTCTGGTAAATCAACTCTTTTAGAAAATTTAAGAAAGTATTATAATGGTAATACATGTGTTATATTTTTGAGAGAACCGGTTGACGATTGGGAGAAAATTAAGGATAATCAAGGAAATACTATGTTAAAAAAGTTTTATGCTGACCAAGAGAAGTATTCGTTTGCGTTTCAGATGATGGCGTATATATCGCGATTGACTATTTTGAGAGATACTATTAAAGAAATTGTATCGGAGAATAATAATAAACAGTATATAATAATCACCGAACGTAGTTTATATACAGATAAAGAGGTGTTTGCAAAGATGCTTCACGATCAAGGAAAAATAGAAGATGTTTGTTATCAAATTTATTTAAAATGGTTTGAAGAATTCGCAAAGGATTTCCCTATTAATTATTCCGTATATGTAAAAACAGATCCGACAAATTGTTATAATAGAATTCATAAAAGATCAAGAGATGGGGAAGAGGTAATTCCGTTGGCTTATTTACAAGATTGTCATACTTATCATGAAGCATTTCTTGACAAAAATGAAAATGAAAATACTAAACCTTTAGTTTTGGATGGAAATGTAGATATTTATGAAAACAAAAATATTATGGACAATTGGTTAAACAAAATTAATGAATTTGTTTTATAAAATTTTATTTATTTTTTCTTTTTTTAATTTTTTCTTTTTTAAATTTTTAATTTAATTAATATAAAAATATAAATATAATTTATTTAATGGATAACATAATTAATAATGAATTTATTACTAATATAGTTGTCGAATGCCCTCATTGTAAAGATCCAGTTCTAATCGAAAAACTAAATTGTTGTATTTTTCGCCACGGATCATTCAAAAGCTCTGGAACCCAAATTGGACCACACACAGAAAAAAAGTTGTGTGATGTATATATTAAAAACGACTTAATATTTGGTTGTGGTAAACCATTTCAAGTAATTATAAATGTCAATTCAAAAAATGAAGATGATAAATTTATTGCTATAATTTGTGATTATATTTAAAAATTTATTATTTTTTATTATTAAATTTATTTTTAAAATTTAAAATCAATTACAACCGGATAATGATCTGAATTCCATTTTCCACAATATTCTTTATAATCATGATAAATAAACGCATCCACGATTTTTTCATCTATATTAGATGTAACTAAAATATGATCTATCATTGACAAGTCGTTTTGTGAGCTTGTATCACAGTTATTATCCGAATCCCACCAATCACTATATCGTTCTGATTGTTCCATTCTATAAGCAATATTTGTTAGAAGATATGTTCCGTTCTTTTGGCCATCTAGACCCTTCATTATATCTAAAACTCTAGATGTTGGTTTATTTGAATTTAAATCCAATAATTCCGCATCATAATCATTCATATCCCCAAGTAATATAATTTCATAGCCTTTTATAATATACGAACTAACAATATTCTGTAACACTTGGGCTTGAGCTTCTCTTTGAACACATCGTGCTGGATCCGTTGGGATTGCCAATAAATGCGCACCAATTAATGCTACTTTCATATAAGATATTTGAAACTCAGTAATGTAATGTTTGGATACTCCGGATGTTCCAGATACATCTGTTTGGCCACAGTTAGTTCCAAAAATAGGATATGCTATTTTCTCTTCACTACGATACAAACTAACAAGAGGATCAATACGCGTTAACATCCCTACATTTTGCCCAGTTGATGTGTCTGTTCCTATCTTTAAATATGGGGTATATCCAGAATCTAATTGTTCCTTTAACATATTTAATTCATCGCATCCTTCAACTTCGCACAAATTAATAATATCTGGTTCTAAAAAATTTATTGTATCAGCTACATATGATAAATGATTGTGAGCATCAGAAACTGTATTCCAACTACAT